TCAGGCGCCCAGAATCACGCCACAGGCAATGCGATCGCCGGAATTGCCGGCCGGATCGGTCTTCATATCATCCGGCCCCGCATGGATCACGATCGCCGCGCCATCGGCGTCGAGCAGCACCCCCTCAGCCCCCTTCAGCACACCTCCAGGGATGGAGAAATGCACCGAACCGGTGCCGTCCGCGCTCACATTCATATTGGGCAGGTCTCCCTTGTGGGAGCCTTGCGGGTTTTCCAGCCCATGCTGATGGGACGTCGGGTTCCAATGGCCGCCAGCCGACTTGAAATCCGGTCCATCGCATTTGCCGGTCATATGGACATGGGTTCCATGCAGCCCCGGCGTCAAGCCGGCGGCCGACACCTCAACCGATATGCCATTCTGGTCCTGGGTGAACTGGGCTTCCCCGACCTCCTTACCGGTAGCATCTTTCAGCACCGCCACCGCTGCCGGTTCGGGCGCCGCGACGGCCCCCGCCTTGTTGCCCACCTCATTGGCCTCCTCCTTCGAAGGGCCAGAGCAAGCACCCAGCACCGCGATCGGGATCAGGAACGGCAGGCAGCGAGCATATATATTTCTGGACATGACGGATCTCCGAAAATGAAAAGCATATGCAGCTTAAAGCGTTTTGAGGTCAGATGGAAATATCTGACGACCCGAAAGGCATGAAAAACAAAAGAAGATCAGGCTCAATCGAGTCGGCACACATGCCGGGATAACGCATGAAAACATGCAAATGTCCGCTTTTTCAAAAGAAGTTCAGCATGGAGAGTGCCGTAAAAAGAAAAGGGCCGACCAAATGGCCGACCCTTCCCATCATTAGTCTGATCCGGGATAGTTATCCCGGAAATCGGATCAGTTACCCGAACCCGGACCGTAGGTGATTTCCACGCGACGGTTCTGCGGCTCACGAACGCCGTCAGCCGTTTCGACGCGCGGCTTGCTCTCACCGAAGGCTTCGGTGGTGATCACGCCGTCGGAAATGCCCTTCGAGACGAGGTAGGCCTTGACCGAGTCGTTACGACGTGCGGACAGGCCGACGTTGTACTTGGCCGAACCCGAACGGTCAGCGTGACCGGCCAGCATGACCTGCGCGCTGCCGCAATTGGCATAGGCCGAAACCGCGTTGTCGAGGATCGTCGCCGCGTCAGGCGTAACCGCCGACGAGTCGAAGTCGAAGAACACGATATACGGTCCAGGCGTGCACTCCACAACCGGCGGAGGCGGCGGAGGCGGCGGCGGAGGCGGCGGGGGCGGGGGGGGCGGCGGAGGAGCCGCTTCCGGAGCCGAGCCGAAGTTGTAGGTCAGACCCACGAGCAGGCTGTGCGTACGGACATCAGCGTCAACTTTGGTGCCAGCCGGCGAGAAGCCAGCAGCGACGACACCATTCGAAGCAACGAGGTCGAGATTCTGATGGTTGTAGAAGCGATACTTCAGCGACGCATCAAGGTTGCTGGTCAGCGGGAAGCGGACACCAGCCAGAACCTGCCAGGCGAAACCGGTATCGGAATCGTCCACGGTCAGGGTGTAAAGATGGGTACGCGCCACGCCGACGCCGCCGCCGACGAAGCCCTGGAGACCGTCATCAGGACCAAAGTCCAGCAAGCCGTTCAGCATGAAGCTGAGCGAGCGAACATTGCCACGGGTGCTACCGGTCAGACCGTTCGCATAGTCGTTGGTGTCGGTCCATGCACGACGGAAACCAACCTCGGTTTCGAGACGGAAACCACCGAAGTCATAACCGATAACGCCATCGACATCATAGCCGGTGTTGTAATCGACAGTAGAATCGGACAGGCCGTCCGCGGTCTTGACGTCGAGATCTTCCACGATCATCGCGCCGCCATCGACGCCGATATACCAGGCGTTGTCGCGGGCGAGCGCAGGCGATGCCATCGCGGTCGTCGCAAGAGCTGCTGCAAGAGCAAGCTTCCGCATATCTTTCCCCTTTCAAAATGGTCACTAAGACTGCGACAACTCACTACTCTCTCAAAAGTTGCATGGCAAGCCGAGTTTTCCAGTATCAGAACTCAACCAGCGTCCTTGATTTTCCCCAAGATCGCGCGAGGCTTCGGCAAGCATGTAATTGTAAACAAATTGCAACCAAATTTCATTTTTTCGCTGTCTACTTTTCAGGCAGGACCCGAATCATGTTGCCTCGATCAAGCCATGACTGCGCAGCGCCGCCAGCAACTGCGCCAGTGCCGCGCGAGCCTCCCCATCAACCACGCTTCCGCCTGTCGGATCGGCAACAGGGGCCGCGCGTGCGCCGATGATCTTCAGACCCTCTAGATACACGCCGTCCGGGCGTAAGTCATCAGGCCGCCACGCCGCGCCGTCATGGCGATAGATCATATCCTCATCCGCCACTTCAACGCGCATCCCCGATCGCGGCGCAAGAAAGCGCCAGCCGCCCGACGTCATCATCGCCAGGCGTCCGTCCTGCTCCGCCCATGCTCCCGTACCGCCTGCCGCGACGATCCAGCCCTCCCCCGGCTCCACCGTCGCCGGCGGCGTGGCGAGAGCGCGGCTTTCGACCCGCGCGTGCAGCAGCATGTCGATCAGGACCAGCGCTTCATTATGGGTGATTTCCTTCTGCGCCTGCCCGGTTGCGAGCAGGGGCAATGCAAAACGGTCACTTGCTTCATCGGCCATGGCCATCGTTCCTTTCCGGTCTGGTTCCCGACATCCAAAAAGAGGTGCTGTCTTATATAAAGAGCGTAGCCTGCCCCGCCCGGCCCGCGCCATAAGTGCCGACCTGCCGGATTTCCGCCACCATCGCCCCGGAAAAGCCACGCGCCCTGTCCGCCGCGATCATCGCGGCGTCATAGGTCCAGCGCTCCGCCGAAACCTCGGCGGAACGAACAAGCGCGCCCGCGTGCAGCATGCGGATCTGATACACTTCCCGCTCCTCGGCCAGCGGCGCGTCCACGGCATCGTTCCAGCGCCACCCGCTGCGGCTGCGCCTGATCCAGCGCAATTGCCATTCGCCGCTCTCCCGGTCCGCCCGGACATGCACCGGCGCCAGCGGCAGCAGCGCCTGCCCTGTCACCTGCACGCTGGCGCGAACCGGCGCCGTATCGCCGATGCCGATCGCGTCGACCAGCAGCGCCGATCCCATATGCAGATGCTCCGACGGCACATCGAGCAGGCACTCCTGATCGAGCAGCAGGAACGCTTCGCCCGCCTCATGCAAGGCCATCGCCCATTCCGTTCCCTGCCGTCCGCGCAGCAGCCCGCCCAAACGCCAGCGCGCCGCGCCGATCTGCTCGGCCCGGCGGAACTGGATCACCTCCGGTCCGATCAGGGCGCAATTGGCCCCGCCGAGCAAAACCGCGTCATCGACCGTTTCCAGCGCCATATCGCCCCGCAACAGCTCGACTTCGATCCGCGACAGGGTATCGACCAGGCAAGAATTCACTCCGCTTTCGGGCGGCTCCAGCACCTCCCCCATGGTCGCAGCAGGCGCGGTCCCGCCAATTGAAGTCAGCGCTCCGCTTCCCCCATCCTCGACGAACAGTTCCGCCATGCGCCAGCCCTGCTCACTGCCAGAGGCGGCAACCACCACCAGCGGCGTGGTCGGCACCGCATCGCCCGCTGGGGGAAGCTCGGCCAGTACCAGCCGGGTAGGGCCATGCAGCGCATCCAGTTGCGCCACCGGGCTGCCGGAGCTTGCCGCAATGGAAACCGGCCCCGTCGCGGCAACCCGCTTGAGGCGCAGCCGCACCCCCATCGCCTCCCACTCGCTTTTCTCCAGCCGCCAGCGGCCCGCTTCGCCTTCGATGGACACCACAGCGCCCGGATCGATTGCCAGCGCGCGCCAGTCGCAGCGCAATTCGAGGACGGAGCGCCCGGTCCACCGACGCTGCAACTGGCTGGCCGCCAGCGCCCGCGCTATGTCGGCGTCGAGCGCAGCGGGCAGATCGAGGCTCGTCTCCAGCCGTCCAGGGCCGGGACGCTCCGCCGTCTGGGCGCCTGCCTGATAATCGCGCGCCGGGTCATAATGCTGGACGACGAGCCGTACCGGCACATCCTCCACCCGGCCGCGTGAATGGCGCAGGCCCCGCTCCTCGTCGCCATTGAAGGCCGCGCCGATCAGATCGTGGGACACCTCCCCTTCCTCTTCACGCCCCAGCGCCAGCGCGAGTCCCTCCGGCTCGATGCAAAGGGCGGCGTCCAGCCCGCTCACCAGCGGGTCGAGCGCGTCGGCAACACTGCCTCCACTCGCCGCATAGCCGTGGAGCATCGGCATCGCCTCATCCTGCCGCGCGGATATCGCGCCGCCGCTCAGATCATGGGCGATGGTGGAAAGATGCACCGCGCCGTCATCGGCCACGACCTCGAAGGTCAGCGACGGAATGCGATTGCCGAAATCGGCCAATTGCAGGTCCTCGAACACGGCATAGGCGATGCCGCGATGGGCAGGCGTCGCCGCAGCGCCCTTATGCGCGGCGATCAGCGGATCGAGCCCCTGATCCTCGCCGCCGCCATGAAGCCGGAACGCGCCGATCGCGGATTTGAAATCGCCCGCCGTCCCCCGCAGCAGATTGCCGTCCGCCCATATACGCCGCACCGCCAGTATCGGGCGGCAGGAAATGGCGACCGCAAAGCTGGCGCTATAACTATAAGTAGTGATCTTGGGCTGGCCCTTGCCGGCGCTCTGCTTCTTGCGATGCTCGACAAGATCGGTCGCCCAGATCACCGACCCCGCCACCCGGATCACGCCATAGAGGCGCGGCACCTGATCGCCATAGCGCGACGTCTGGAGCCGCAGGTCCGAAAGGCGCGCGCGCTGCCGCCCTTTGGGCGCGAACAGGATCTGGCTGTCGATCACCTGCCCCAGCGTCGCGCCGATCGCTCCCCCAACGGGACCGCCCAGCGCCGTCCCGACGACCGTCAGCACCATCGTTGCCATACTCTGTTTCCTTCCGTTTCCGTGTCAGGCCTCGGGCAGCGCCCAGCGGCTGACCTCCGGCCAGGGCGAAGGGCCGGGCATATCGACGACCCGCCGCAACCCCGCATGGGCATGAACATGCCCCTCGCCGGTCGCGATCATCAGGTGAAATTGGGCAACGCCCGCCCGCACCAGCACCACATCGCCGGGCCGCGCCTCTCCGGCGCGCTCCAGCCCGGCAGCCCGCAATCTCGCTTCCCAGCCCGCGACGCTGCCGCCCCGCATCCGGTAGCCGGTCGCCGCCGCCTGCGCCGCCAAGCGATGCCCGGTTCCCGCCAGCGCCAGCGCCACCAGCCCGACGCAATCGAGGCCCGTCGCCGCCTCCCGCCCCTGCCAGCGGAAGCGCGTGCCGACCAGCGCCCGCGCCGCCGCCACGACCGCGTTCCCCCACACCCTATCAGGCCCCGCCATATCAGGCCGCGCCCGGATAGCGGGTGAGGAGGTCGCTCCCCGGCAGATAAGGCTCGCCCCGGAAATTGATCGCATTGGCGAAGCGGTCGCGGCAGGTTTCCAGCCGCTTGTCGCAGCCCTCGGTCAGCAGCGCCCTTGCCCCCTCCCCGACCGCGAAGGAAGGCGCATCGGCAAGAGTGAGCGTCCCTTCGTCATTGGCGAGAACCGACTGGATCAGCCCCGCATTGGCCCCGTCCATCCAGCGCAGCACGCCAAAGGCATAGGCGTCCGCGTCCAGCCGCCCGCCAACGACCTCCACCGCCTCGCCGGTGACGTCCGCTACCTCCACCAGACGCCGCCGCGCGGCGAGATCGATGCGGCACGCCCGGTCCCCCAGCCGCGCGCGGCATCCCGGCGAGGTCTCCGGCACCGCCTGCGCCTGCAACAGGACTGCGGGGCCGCGCAGCTCGACGGAGAAACTCTCCCCCTGCTGCTCGATCGTCCCCAGTTCGCCGCGCATCAGTTCTAGCCACAACGCGCCCGGCTCCGTCCATTCGGTAAGGTGCAGCCACAGCCCCGCACCATCCCAGCGCCCCGCACGCAAATCCTCCTCGCGGATCGCGTCATGACTGAGCGCGCCCTGCACATCCATCGCCTCGACCTCCAGCCCGATGCCGCGCGTGATCGCCGAGGGCACCAGCCCCGGCGCGGCGCGATAGGAAAAGCCGTCGATGATAAGATCGCGATCATGACTGGTCAGCCCGATCGCCACCCCGTCGCGTCGCTCCAGCCGCCAGCAAAAGGCCAGCGCGACCAGTTCCTGCCCAAGGGCCGTGGCGGCGCTCATGCCCGCACCTCAACCAGCGGCACCGAGGGCGCTTCCCCGGCGGCGAAGGTCGCGCGGCTGATCTCCAGCCGGTCCTCGGCGAACCGCACTGGCACATCGAAGCGATAGCCGCAGCCCAACACCGCGCCCTCGGCGGGGGCCTCGTCAAAGGCGATCACGCCCAGCCCCTCATGGGTCCAGCCGCTCAGTTGCTCGACGCCATCGACGGAGATGCGGATGCTCCCGGCGACCGGCCGGGTGATGATCCGCTGCTGCGCCTCCTCGTCCTCACCATAGAATTTGGCGAGCTGGAAATGGCTCGTCACGCCGTCGCCCATGCCCAGCCGCTGGTCGATTGCCGTCACATTCGCGCCGGTGGGCCCGCTCCGGTCATCGAAGGGATCGGTGAAGCGGAACGCCCGCGCCGCGCCCCGGCGCGCCCGGAAAAAGGCGATCAGTTCCACCAGGTCGCTTTCCGAGCGCACGCCCGGCCCGGCGTCGAAGCGCAGCCGCGCATCGCCCCAGTCGCTGCTGCGCCGCTCATGGCCGGACAGGCTCTCGACGATCTGGGTCGAGAAGGCGGGCGTCACGCTCGCCTCCCGCCCGATGCCCAGCGGAAACGGTACATCATCAAAGGCCTGCATATCGCCTTCCCCTTCCAGATCATATGTCGTGAACCCGTCGCGCGCGACCTGCGGCAGCGCCCAGATGAACACCGCCGCGCTGCCCCGCGCCTGCCCGGCCCGGGCCGCCGCCTCGATACGCGGCCAGTGCGCCTGCGCATCCTCGCTCCGCAGCACGAAGCCGGAAAGATAATGCTGCTCGCCCACCGGATAGCCCAGCCGCGCGCTCGCCGCCGCGACGCCCGCGCCGGTGCGCGCGCTGCGCCCCTCCGTCACCCAGTCATAATCCTCCAGTTGCAGCACGTCGAAGGCCGGCCTCGCCCACCCCAATGGCATATTCGCCCGCCGCGCCTCGGGCATCAGCGGGTCGAGCACCGTCGGCAGATAAGAGAGCAAATGCGTCACCACGCCCGGCGCCTCCTCCCGCACGGCCGCGCATAATGCCGCCGTCGAGGCCGCCAGCAGCGCCCCCGCCGCATCGAGCAACGCCTTTTGCGCGGCATCGAGCGGCTCGCGCATATCAGGGATCGCCACCGGATCACCGCCCAGCGCCTCCCGCGCGGCGTCATCATAAAGGCAGATGCGCCCGTCCGCGGGCATGATCCACCACCATGGCTCGCCCACCTGGAATTTGGGCGCAAGCCCCGCCTCTGCCGCAATCCCGATAAACGCCCGCCCCACCGCCTGAAGATAGGCCATTGCCTCTTCGTTCGCCGGGGAAAGCAGCGTCGAGGGCGGCTCCCACCCGGTCAGCGCCGGGTCGCCATTGGCGGCGCGCTGCTTCCAGCCTTCCGGGCAATGGGCGTCGAACAGTTCATAGGACAGCGACCAGATCACCCCCAGTCCCAGCGCGCGCGCCTGCCCGGCAAAGCTGCGATGCCAGCCAAGGCAGGGCGTATTGAGCGGCCCGCCTTCCTCCGTCACCAGCAGCGCCTCGCCGCCTTCCTCCCTCGCGAGCCGGAAATAATGGCTCATCCCGACATAATGGAGAATATCGCCGCGATAGCCGAGCGCATGGATCTGCCGCACCAGCCGTTCGGGCGTCTGGTTATAGCCATCGTCGAAACCCGTCGCCAGCGACAGCCCCTGTTCGGGCATCATCACATCGCCGACCGACAGCACCGATGCCGACCCGTCGCAGGCGATGCCGGTCAGCTCGACCCAGCCCTGCTGCGCCTCTTCAAACAAAGTCGCGCCGCGATCATAGCCGGGCGACACCAGCGAGATAAACATCCGGTCCACATCGCCCGCCCACACCGGGTCGCTATCGCCGGGCAGCGCGAAGCCGCCGGTCAGCGCATCGAAATCGATGCGGATCATCGCATCCTCGGGCGTACCGCTCGCATAGTTCCACAGCCGCACATACCAGTTGCGCGCCGCGCCATCCTCGTCGCGCCCCTCGATGGTGAGCGTCGGCCCGTCAATCGCATCGAGCGGCTTGATCCCCTCGCTCCGCCAGCGAAAACGCAGCGTGCAGTGGCGGAAATCCCGCGCCGTCTCATAGGCGAGCAGCGGATGGCTCCACCTGTCCTGTGCCTCCCAGATCAGCCCGGCCAGATCGCCCGACCCGTAGAAGACCGCCTCGACCCGCAGCGCATCGGCCGCCGTCGTCACCACGCTCGCCATCATCGGGCGCGGGAAATTGACCGTCCAGTAAGCGGGGGAGAAGCGCTTGAGAAAACCACGCTCCTGCGCCCGCCCGGACGATGCCAGCCAATAGGCCATGAGATGCTCCTTACGAATTTCCGTTACCGTGACGCCCGCATTTTCTGCGCGCCCCCACCATTCGGGCTGTTGAGCGAGTCACCCCGCCTCGCTTCCATGCCGAAGCCCGGCCCCCTCCGGCTCCGAACGGATATCGGGACAAGTTTCCGCGCGCCTTATTGCGACAGCGCGCCCCGCACATTGCGCGCGATCTGGCGCGAACTGCGCGCCAGCGCCTGCGGCGCGCTGCCCTGCGGCGCGGTGACGTTGATCGACACGCGCACGTCGCGCGTTCCTCCACCCGCGCCCGACGCCACCACCGATCCGCTGCTCGTCGGCACGAACAGTTCCGGCCCATTCTCCCCCACACGATAGGCGCGTCCCGGCGACACCGGCCCGCCGGTTGCCCGCCCCGGCAGGCCCAGCGCCGCCATCGCGATGCCGGTCAACCCACCGAGAAGCCCGCTTCCGCCGCCAGAAGTCCCGCCCAGCCCCAATGAAGAGAGGCCGGAGGACAGCGCGGCGCGCGCGATGCTGTTCATCGTCGAAAGGGCGACGCTGCGCAGATCGTCGAACCCTAGCTTTCCGGTCCGCACCGCGCGCAGCAGCGTCGTTTCGATCGCGCGCCCGGCCCGGTCGGCGCCACTCGCCAGCGGCCCTTCCAGGTCCTGGCGCATCACCGACACATCCCTGGCAAAGCCCTGGGTGTCGGCCCGCACCGCGATCACCAGCCGGTCGATTTCCTCATCCATCGGGAAAAACCTCCTGCAAGCGGGCGATGCATGCGCGGCTGGGCGGGGCGATCGCCTCGCCCCCGCCCGCCATGCCCGGCATCGCCCGGATTATGCTTTCCATTTCGGCCGGGGTCGCCTGCCAGAACTGGTCCGCGCTCCAGCCCAGATGCCAGCCCGCCAGCCCGGCAAGGCGCTGCGCGGCAGCGGCGAAGCGCGGCCCCTCCTCTTCCGGCCCCTCGCCTCCCGGCCCTTCCGCGCCTTCCATCAAGCGCCGCCGGTCAATATCTGCCGCAGCACGGCCTTCAGCGCGGGGGTCGCGGCCGCCAGTCCCTGCGCCGCCACCGCCTCGCCCACATCCTCGCGCCCGACCGCCTCCGGCCAGCCATGGCGGCAATGCCAGAACAGGCCGATCATCTCGGCAAGGCGCAAGCCGCCCGCGCTCGCCCGCTCGATCAGCGCGAAGAGCGGCCCCAGTTCCTCCTCCGCCGCCACCAGCGCGGCAAAGCTCGGCCGCAGCATCAGCCGCTCACCGCGCACAACAAGGCTCGCCTCGCCCCGCAACGCATTGGGCATCCCGCCCGCTCGCCCGCCGCTCACAGGCTCACCACCATGCCGGAGCTTTCGAGGCTGATCGTATAATTGCGCTCGCCATTATAATCGCCCGCATATTCGAGGCGGGTGACGAGGAATCGCCCGCGCATCCGCTCCCCGCTTTCGAAGCTCAGTTCATAATCGTCGATGACGCCCGAAAGGGCATGGTTGCGGATACGGGTCTCGCTCTCCGACCCGGTGAAGATGCCCGCCGCCGACACGCTCACCGACCGCACGCCCGCGCCCGACAACAATTCCCGCCAGCCGCCAGAATCCTTATTGGTGACGTTCACCGCCTCGCCGCTCACCTGCAATTGCGTGGTGCGCAGGCCCGCGACGGTGGCGTAGGTCACAGGCTGGTCGCCATTGCCGACCTTCAGCAAAAACGCACTTCCTTTTTCAACACTCATGGAGCAATACTCCCGAAATAAAGTGATGGCTGACGGACGACGATGGTTGCGCCTTCCGCCTTGCCTTTTGGGGTGGAGAGGTTCTGATGATCTTTATTGCGCTTGCTTTTGCCGCTGCGGCCGCGCCTGCCGACGCGGTGCCCAAGGCCCGTCAGGCCTATGCGTCCTGCCTCACGGCTTACACCAACGACGCCACGACCAAGAAAATGGCGAAGGAAGAGTTCCAGTCCGGCCTCAAGTCCAAATGCGCGGACAAGGAAACCGCCTTCCGCACCGCCCTCATCGCCGCCGACAAGAGCGACGGGATGAGCGACAAGGAAGCCCAACAGGATGCCGACGATCAGGTCGCCGAATATGTCGACAAGATGACCAGCGACTTCGAGGGCGGGCAATAATCACGCCTTCCGCGCCCTCGTTGCAAGCCGCTGCGATTCAGACGGCCAGCACGCGAATGCGATAATCAAGCAGGGCGTTCCAGCGCCCTGCATTGGTGCGCAACAGGCGGGATCGTACCGGCCGCAGCGATGCGATCGCCCATCCGGCCCCCTCGCCCGTTCCTGTTTCCGCCCCCGGCACCGTTCCCGGCAGGCTCTGGACCGCCGCATCGGCGACCGGCAGGATCGCGCTGATCCGGCTGGTGCTCTCCATATCGTCCTCGATGGTGAGGACGATGCGCACCTCCCGCCCCGGCCGGTCCTTGCAGCCCCAGTCCGTGCCGCTGCATTCACCCAGCACGCAGGTGGGCGGCGTCGCCTTGGCGGGCGCGCCGTCATGCACGCGATTGACCTTCGCCATCAACGCCGCGTCGCCGCGCAATGCGGCCAGCACCGCCGCGCGAATATCCTGTTCCGCCTTCATCCTCTTTTTCCCCTCATGAGAATGTCCCCAGACCGCGCAGCCCCGCCTCCCTGATCCAGCGATCGAGCAGCCCGCGCCCTTCCAGCACCACGCTCTCTCCCTCGATCGTCGCAGCGATGCCGCCCAGCCGCTCGACCTCCGCCGCCAGCGCCTGCCGCATGGTGACGGCCCGATCCTCGCCCGCGCGCGCCGCCCTTCGGGCCAGCGCCCCAAGCCCGGCGCCTGTTCCGTCGCGCCCGCTCATGCCAGCCGCATCCGCCGCCATGGCCGCCAGAGTGCGGTGACGATCGCGGGCGGAGCCTCGCTCCCGCTGTCCGCGAACAGATGCGCGGCCAGCCGCACCACGCCCTGCCGCAGCGGATCGGGCAGGTCCGCCCAATCCTCCGCCAGCCCCGCCGACAGGTCGACCAGCACCCGGCCGGGCATCTCGGCCCGCATCACCCGCACCCAGCCGTCCCCGGCGGCATCGATATCAAGCGCATAATCCTGTGCCGAAAGGGCGCTTTCGGTGCCGTCCATCGCCACGGCGGCGACGCCGGTGATGCTGCGCACCGGGCAGGCGCGCAGCCGCCGCCATTCGCGCGCCGGGGCCAGCATCTCCATGCCGGTGCGCGCAAACAGATGCTGCGCGCAAAAATCCTCCGCCATGCCGATCGCCGACCGGCACAGTGCGGCGATCGCCTCGTCATCCTGCGCGGTGTCGATCCGCAGCCAGGCTTTCGTCTCCGCCAGCGCCGCCTCGATGACGGGCTGGCCCACCGCTTCCATTCGCCCCATCGCTTGCACTCCTACCGTCATCGCGTGCGCCTTTCGCTTTCGTTCCGCCAGAAAGGCCCCCCGCGCGCAGGCACGGGGGGCCGCCTTGTTCCGCCCCTCCATCAGGGCGGAATCGACATTCAGAAGAGGACGCGTCGAAAATGGCGAATGCGTGCGAGCCGAAGCGCCGCGACCTGAAGGGTCGCGAGCACCGGACGCGCGGAAATTCGCCATTTGCAGACCGTCAGAACGGAAGGACGATCCGTCCTAGGAGGCGGAGAATTTCAGCAGTTTGATCGCCTCGCTATTGGCGACCGCCCCGCCCAGTCGCTTCACCGCATAGAAATGCACGAACGGCTTGTTGCTATAGGGATCGCGCAGGATGCTCGTCTCATTGCGCTCGGCGATCACATAGCCGCGCTGGAAATTCCCGAACGCGATGGACAGGCTGTCCGCGCCGATATCCGGCATCTCCTGCGCCTCCACCACCGGATAACCGAGCAGCGTCGCCGCGACGCCCTCGGCCAGCGAGGGCTGCCACAGGAACGCGCCGTCCGCCGTCTTGAACTTGCGGATGCGGCTGAGCGTCGCGCTGTTCATCACAAAGGCGGCGCCCTGCCGATAGGATGCCTTCAGCGACTGGACGAGATCGATCAGCACATCCTGCGGGCTGTTCGCCGGGAAGGCGCCCGACACCCCGGTCGGCACATGCTGCACCGTGCCGAAAGATCGGGAGCCATCGCCCGCCGCGCTGGTCGAATAGGTGAGGAACCCCTTGGGCTGGTTGGTGCCGGTGCCGGTGATGAAGGCCGCGCCCTCCGCCCGCGCGAACTCCTGCGCGATTTCCTCGGCCAGCCAGCCCTCGACATCGAAAGCCGCATCGTCGAGCATCGCCTGGCTCGCCGCCGGATTGGCGTAAAGCTCACCCCAGGGCGGCGCGATCTCGTTGAAGGTTGGCGTCGCCGTCTCGGTCCGCGCGCCGGTCTCGCTCGCCCAGCCCGACGGTGTGCCGCCGCTCGCCACCAGCTTGCGATAGCCCGCCGTGCCCGTGCGCACCACATTGGCGATCGCACGGATGGGGGAGATCGCCTTCAGCGTGCTGTCGATCAGCGCGTCGATCTCGCGCGGCACCGCATAGCCGCCGCTCGCGCCAGTCGCGCCCGACAGGCTCTTGAGTTCGAGGCCAGCCTCCTGCCCGCGCCGCACATAGCGGTCGACAAAGGCCGCCCGCGCCGGATCGGCCGCCGCGTCCATGCCCTTGACGCCATCGAGCGCCGGACGATCCGCCGAGCCGCGACGGATCGCGCCCACCTGCCCTTTCAGCGTGGCCATGTCCGCTTCCAGCGCGGCGAGCCGATCATCCCCCGCCATCGCGTCGAAGCTGTCCTCCAACGCATCGGCTTTCACTTCATACATAGGCTTCTCCTGCAAAAAGTGGTTCCGGGCCGAAGCGTGCGAAACCACGGAAAGAAAAAGGCCCCGCGCGGGGGGCCTGATCAACGAAAGAAAACAGGGAACCGGCGGGCGGCTCTATTCCACCGCATGCACCCGCGCGCCCGGCTGCATCGGAAAGCGCACGAGGCTCACCTCAACAAGGTCCAGTTCCTTGAGGATACGGGGCGCGCGCCCATCGGCCCGCGTCACGCGATAGCCGAAGGAAAGGCCGTTCACCTGCCCCGCCCGCAACAGCGCGCCCGCCTCCCCGGCGTCGGCGTCCACCCGCCCGATCACGCGCAGGCCCCGCTTGTCCTCCGCCATGCCCTCGATCATGCCGATCCGCCGGCCCGGCCGATGCTGCCAGAGCAGCGGCACCGGCCGCGTTCCCCACGCCCGGATGGCCCGCGCGAACGCGCCCTTGCGGATGATATCGCCGCCGCGATCCTCCCGGTCGAACAGCGCCGCATAGCCCGCGAAACGCAGCGCGCTCATCCGCGCACCAGCGAGAACAGGCCCAGCTTCACCGCCATGCCGATCAGCACCAGCGCGAGCAGCCCCCGCACCGCCCAGCCGATCACCGCATCCTTGGCGCTGCGCTTCGCATCGCGCCAGGCCCCCAGCAATTCGCGCAGTTCGCGCATATCGCCCTCGGCCGCGCGATCCGACAGCCCCAGCCGGTCGAGCGCCCGCGCCGCGCCCATCTCGCTCGCCTCCTCGACCAGCGCGCGCAGCATCACGAGGTCGCCGCCCCGCCCTTCCGCCTGCGCGATCAGCCCCGCGACGATATCGCTGTCCCTCATGCACCGTCTCCCGTCACTGGTCCCTCCGTCGCAGGCCCCTCTGTCACAGGAATATCGAGCATCGCCCGCTTTTCCCCGGCGGAGAGGAAATCGGCATTGCCCACCCGCTGCCACAGCGCATCGCGCGCCTCGGCCAGTTCCGGTATCCGGTCGAGATCGACGCCCAGGTCCAGCCCCGGCATCCAGCCGCGCAGGCCCTGCGCAATCCCGCCCAATATCTTGCCCAGCAGCGGCAGCAGCGTCTGCCGCCATAATGCCCGGTTCGCCTCATGATAATTGGCGTAGCTATTGTCGCCGGGCAGGCCGAGCAGCAGCGGCGGCACGCCGAAGGCCAGCGCGATTTCCCGCGCCGCCCCCTGCTTCAACGCGACGAAATCCATCTCGGAGGGCGACAGGCTCAGCGATTGCCAGCTGAGGCCGCCCTCCAGCAGCATCGGCCGCCCGGCATTGGCCGCGCCCTGAAAGGCCGCCTCCATCTCCGCCTTCAGTCGGGCAAACTGATCGGCCGAAAGCGCCGCGCCGTCGCCCGGATCATAGACCAGCGCGCCCGAAGGCCGCGCCGCATTGTCGAGCAACGCCTTGTTCCACTGCATCGCGGCATTGTGGATCGCCACCGGCCCCGAGGCCGCGCCGAGGCACCCCAGCCCATAATGGTCGTCGAGCGGATGCAGCGCCTTCAGATGCACGATCGCCGCGCGGCCCGCGCCATCCTCGGCGGGCAGGCGGCTCACCCTTTCCCCGACGCGATAGCAATAGGCGACCGGCCAGCCGCGCGCATCGACGTCGACGCTGACCCGCTCGGGCCGCAGCGCGAACAGCTCGGCGGGCTGCCCGTCGCCATCGCAGCCGATCTGCACATAGCCATTGCCGTGCAGCAGCAGATGCAGCGCCAGCGTCTCCACCAGCCCCTGCCCGCCCGAAAGCTGGCGCACCAGCTCCACCGCCCGGCCATTGTCGGCGGCGCTCGCTCCTGTCGCGCGCACGCCGATGCCGCCCGCGCTTTCCGACACCAGCCGCACCGCCCGTTGCGCGACGGGGTTGGCGAGCACTGCCGCCCGCACCTGCGGCTCATAGGCGGCGGGCCATTCGCCGATTGGCGCCCCGCCCGACCAGCCGGCCGCGCCCCAGCCATAGGCACGCGACAACACCGGGCGCGGCGTCTCCCCCGCCCCTTTCCATCCGAATAATTTCATGATTCTTCGCTCCCGAATAATTTGGAGACCACGCGCGTCACAAACCGATGGTGCATTCGGGTGGTGGGGGGACATTGCCTCCCATGCGTCACCCCAGCGCAGGCCAGCATCACGAGAAGGCAGGTTCTCACTCCCCAAGCCCATTCGGGCTGTTGAGCGAGTCCCTCGCCTCGCTTCAATGTCGAAGCCCTGTCCTTCCTTGACCTGAAAAGAAGCACACCCCTTCGACAAGCTCAGGGCGAACGGCTTTCCTATGATAGGGACCAGCCGCAAATCGCCCCAGGCTTACAAACTGCATGATCGCCAGTATGCCCCACCCTCAGCAGGGATTGAAATTCGTCTCAGGTGGAGGCGAGAGGGGTGGTTTGCGAGCATCGAAGCGCAGCGACCTAATAAGGGGTCGTGAGCACCGAAGCGCAGCAAAGCCCAGCAAAGCGCCGCTCGCAGCCCCGCATAGGCTGACTGGCGTCCCACCTTCAGGGTAGGTCAACATTCAGGAGATGGTGAGTCGAAAATGGTGGATTTCTGTGACCCGGAGCGCAGCGACCTAAAGGGTCGTGAGCACCGGAAGCACGGAAAGTCGCCATTTGCAGGCCACCAGAACTGAATGTCGGCCTACCCTATGCGGCGATGAGTCCCATGCCGACCCCTCTCACCGCCGCCGACGTCCTGTCGGACACCTGCAACTTGCCGAAGATACGGCGCAGATAGGTGTCGACGGTGGCGGCGGAAAGGTCGAGGATATCGGCGATCACGCCATTGCTCTTGCCGCGCGCGACCCATTCCAATATTTCCAGCTCCCGCGCGGAAAGCAGCGCGGTGGGGGCCATGTCCGGCAGCAACTGGCACAGCCGCATATGGGCGGCCTGCGCGATCAGGTGCATCTCGTCGAGCGGCGCGTTTTCCAGCGCCTCCACGCTCACCGGATTGCCGACCGCCAGCGTGCCCTTGCGTCCGCGCGGGCCATAGACGGGCAGATTATACCCATCGCCCAGCCCGACCTCCTGCATCGCCCGGCGGAAAACCTCATGGTCCTCGTCCTCCGCCAATATGCGGCTGCTCTCGGACCACCGCATCGGTACGCCCTGTTCCAGAACATAGCCCGGCCCCAGGTCCTTCGCCCCCCAGCCTTCATCGATATAGCGCCGCGTCACCGCGCGCGAAAAGCCGCGATGGATGACCGTGAAGCCCCTGATCGTATCGCGCGCCTGCGGGTTGACGATGAAATAGGCCAGCCCTTCAAAGCCCTTGCCCCGGAAATAGCGCCGCAGTGGACGCCACAACGCGCCCGGCGTTTCCGCCTGGGCGATGATGTCCAGTTCTGGAACGATATCGAAATCCATGAACCGCTCCCCGCGTCTCACCACAGGCTTCTGACCCGTTGATGATTCGCGCCTTTTCGCAGCAAAAGTTCGCTCAAAGCCCAGACCAGCGCGTCCGCGCGATCTGGGGAACGCCCCGGGCCGCAATAGTCTCCACCGATCAGCATAGCACACATCTGGTCCTCCATCTCGGGAAAAGCACCCACATGGGCGACCCGTCCCCGCTCATAGAGCGCGGCCACCGGCTCGGCCCGCGCGACCTTGCCACGGCTGGCATGGACCAGCCGCACCGGCAGGTCGCTCTGCGCCGCGCGCAGCACGCTCGCCACCATCTCGCCGCCATTATTGGCCTCGGCCACGACGCGATCGGCGCCATGGCGCAGCGCCAGCGACACAACGCGCGCCGCCCAGCCTTCCGGACTGGCCCCTTCCAGCGAACCATCCTCGATAACATAGGCCCGGCCGTCACGCCCCAGCCCGGCCGCGACGATACCGCAGGCGTCGCCCCGGCTGCTCGCGGGCGGATCGACCGCGACCACTATGCGGGCGATCTGCCCGTCTGCCAGCACCGGGCCGCGCACCCGGCACCGCTCGATCAGCGCGCGGGTCCACAGCGCCCCTTCCGGCTCCTCGATCAGCGCGCCTTCCAGTTCCTGCCGCCCCAGTGCGGTGCCGCCATAGTCGCGTTCCATCGCCGCGAGAAATTCCGCCGGGAGATGCGCGCTATTATCCTTCGTGCCGCCGCGCGTCACCACGACGCCGCCCTGCCCGACCAGCCGCCGGATCAGCGGCACCGGGCGCGGCGTGGTCGTCGCCAGCAGGCGCGGCTTCGCGCCGAGCCGCAGGCCGAGCATCAGATTGTCCCAAGCCGCCTCGCCGCTCGCCCATTTGGCGATCTCGTCGGCCCAGCCATGGGTGAATTGCGGCCCGCGCAGGCTTTCGGGATCGGCCGCGCCGAACAGCAGCGCCTGCGCCCCCGATTTCCAGATCAGCCGCCGCAGCGCCGGGTTCCAGATCGGCCGGTCCCACCAGGGCGCGACGGCGAGCAGGCCGCTTTCACCCTCCACCATCACGCTGCGCGCCTCGTGCAATGTCGCGCCGACCAGCGCGATGCGCGCGCGGCCGTCGCTCTCGGCGATCGATCGCACCCATTCCGCGCCCGATCTCGTCTTGCCGAAGCCGCGTCCCGCCAGCATCAGCCATATCCGCCAGTCGCCCGGCGGCGGCAGTTGCTCCGGCCGGGCATGGATCGCCCAGTCATGCAGCAGCGTCTCGCGCCCGACCGCGCCGATCTGGTCGAGAAAGGCCGCGAGGCGATCGGGCGGCCAGTCGGCCAGTTCCTGCCATTGCGACCGGCTCATGCCAGCGTTTCCCCGCCCGCGTCCTCCACCGTCCCTTCTTCCCCGCCGCCCTCATCCTCCTCGCAGCGCAGCGCCGCGATCCGCCGCTGGATTTCGGAGCGCACATCCGCGCTTCCCGGCAGGCCTTCCCGCAATTGCCGTCCCTTTTCCTCGCGGAATGCATCGACCGTGCCCTTATGCGCCAGCAGCAGGCGCAGGCCGATACTATGGGGATAGCTGTGCACGCGCTTGGTCCGGCGCGCGCCTTCCTCCCTGCCTTCATCGATGGTCTCGGTCGTTTCGCTGCCGTGGATCGACTGGCGCAGCAGCAGCATTTCCAGCTCGGCATAGCCCTGTTCCAGCGCCCCGGCCCATTGCGCTGCGAAAGCCGGATCGCGGCGGCGCAGTTCATAGGCGCGCGAAGGCGTCACCCCGGCCTGCCGGGCCGCCTCGCAGACATTGCAGCTCGCCTGCAAATGATCGAGGAACGTCGCCTTGCGTTTCGCCGTCCATGCCCCTTTCCCTGCCCGCCGCTGCTGCACGCCCCTGGCCGTGCCCCGTTGCAGCACGAGGCCGCCCTTCGCTTTCTTGTCGCCGGCCTTCCTTTCATTGGCCTTCTTTTCACCCGTCTTGCACGCACCGGCCGTCCCAGCCCTGCCCGTGCCGCCAGCACCCGCCCTGCTCACACCCAT